TTCTTGGATTTCAAAATTGTGGATTGCCCACCGTGTTGAAATATCCTTAAGATATTTTTGAGGTGAGATGAGACGGGCAGTTGATGGTCTCTTAAGTGTGGTTACTTTAGAAACGACTTTGCCACTTTTAAAGGTTGTGACAGTGACCTTTTTAACTGCCTTTGCTGGTTTAGTTTCTCTAGGAGCGTCAAGCACTGCCTGAACTTCCTTAATCACTTTATCAACTCTGGCGGTTTTAGTTGAAGTCTTACGGGTGCGTGTCTTACGGGTTTTGGTAGGAGTTGCAGCAGGTGACTTAACAGGCATAAAACGAAGTTCGTTTGTTTACTCTTATATAATAGCAATAAAAAAACCCCTGTGGGGTTTTAGTGTACAGTTTGTGAACTGGCCCTTAGCAATCGTTAAGGGGTGATCTCCCACGGTATGCTCTAAAAGGTCTCTGTAACTGGTCTTCCTTTTGAGCAAACTCCTGTAAGAAGTAATCCACTGTAAACTCATTCTCATTACAGAATGTTTCAATTTCAGAATAGATGCTTGCAGGATAGTTTGTCATGTGAAAATCAGTAGGGTTGACGGTTGGGAAATTGTTCATTAGTAATCAATGTCAGAGTTGAAATACGCATCTACATCGAATTTGGTCTCCTCCTCAGTTTGTGAGAATGCCTCTTCCATTAGTGCGGAGAGTGCTTCGTCTTCAAAACGTGGGTCCATAATAAGAAATTCCTTTGACTCTTTAATAATAGCAAAAAATCCCCACGGTGGGGGATTTAGTGTTCACTTTGATTACTGGCACATAGCTTGGAACTTTTTCCATGCCATGTTTTCAATCCAATCAAGCACGTAAGGGTTTACCTTAATCCAATCTTGCAAATCATCACTTTTTAAACCACTGATACGCATGTACTCATCATAGGATTCGTCAAAGCATGTTTCATAGAGTGATTCATGATGTAGAGTACTCATTTTGCTGATACCCTCCCTAGTAGAATTTTATCTGATACTGAATCAAACGCATCATTGTCAAAATGTTCAGGCAAACCCTGATCAACGAAATAGGCAATAATGTCAGTGAGACAGTCGTCCTCACGTGAGGTGAAAGAGTAGTTGAAGTTTTCCATACTTTTATAATAACAATAAAAAGCACCCCGTGGGGTGCTTGTGTGACAGTTTAGAAACTGACCAGTGCTGACTTCCAGTAATCCAAATCCGTGTTAACTTTCATTTCGTTGAACATGCTTTGGACTTCAGAGTAATCAGCGTCGGACCATTTAACGCCGTCCTTAGTTTCATTGCATCCCCACTCACGCATTTCACTCATGAATGTTTGAAATCCTGCGGATGCAAGGGCAAGGTTGTAGAGGGTCTCATCATTTTGGATCCAAAGAGAAACATTCCATGTTTCATAATCTTTCCAACCGTTCATAAGGACTCCGTTTGTTTACTCTTATAATATAAGCGATTTCAGGAACGAATGGGGGTTTTATGTGCCAGTTTGCCAACTGGATTCCGGCTGCCCCCATTCTCAATAGGGGATGCCTATTGAGAAATGATCTTATCCCAAAGGGCATCATATTCAGGGGTCTCAGAGACTGGATACTCTAAAGCGGCGATCTCAGAGAATAACTCTGTAAGAATTTCTAACTCTTCAGAGTTGAGCGTGATGGTCTTATTGTCCATTGCGATATTCTCCCATGAGGCATTTTCCATAATAGATTTCAGAGTGTCCATACTCTTCGGATAAGTCAAGGCATATTGCCCAACATTCGTCAAGAGTTTTGAAAACTGAATTCTCATGCGGTGCTGCTGCACACACGACTGCGTAAGGGAACGCAGGATTGAAAGTAGTATTTGGGTTAAACATATTCTTATTATACACACGCAACCACCCCATTTGGGGGTTTAGTGTGCCAGTTTGCCAACTGGATTCCGGCTGAAAAAATCCAGCCGCCGTTCTCAATAAAAAGACCTTATTGAGAAATAAGGTCATTGTGACAATTGTTTAATTGTACTCCCAGAATGCGGGTTCGCATATCTTATCAGTTAGGGAGTCGTAATCCGTCTGAGTTGATTCATTTATCCAACCCATATCGTTGAAGAATTGTATCATCTCAACGAGTGCAGTTTCCTCTGCTTCAGTGATACTTAGTGTGCGTACAGTTTGTGACATTTAAGAACGAGTGTATTGTGGAAGGGTGTTGTTAGAAATTGCGGTGTAATCGTGCAGTAGATAAGAACTAATCTCTGCAATCATTTCGGCGTGACTAACAATTTTCTTCTTCATAGTTTCGCCACTAAATGTTAACACCTTGAGAAACTTGTCCTCGTTGATAACATCATCAATCCAAGATTTAGTCGGATAAAAGTCAACAATCATGCTTCCAGATTGTAATCTCATTTTGGTTGAATTCCGTGGGACAAATTTAATATAATCGATTTTAGGCACGAATGGGAAAAATACGTGCCAGTTTGCGAACCGTCCTAGGCTCGCATCTGTTCATACTCCGTGACCTTATCGGTGACTAGTGATTTGTGAATTGTGAAGAGTTTGTCAAGGTCAACACCTTCCAACTCAGTCCACTCACTCACATAATCCCAATTATTCTCGTCTGCAGTGCCATCTACATTCGCAGGGCAAGAACAGAAATCGTCATCATCATTCAACCAGAAAAATCTACCAAAATGTAAAGAAAGTAACATTGCAAATTCCATAAGGGTTGTGTGTTCCGATTACTTAAGTAATATAACCGATTTCATGAACGAATGGGAGAAATGTATACCAGTTTGCAAAGTGGCACAAGATGGGTTGAAATAGGAACGAAATGAATTATAATAAGAATATCAAGAGAGCAGAGGTATGCTCTATAATATCTTCGCCACTCCCCCTGCGATAAAATATGCATAGTAATAAAAAAACACCCCTAGTAGGAGTGTTGTGACAGTATATAATGTGTCATAGTATACACACATATCTCGAAGTGTATATGATAGACTATGCGAAATGTGTATAAGCTAGTTGTGCATAATCACAGGAATCTCGTGCGTATTCATCATCTAGTTCCCATGTATCTTGTACATGTGTATATGTATAGGTCTCGTCGAGATTATCATCATGACATGATGTCTCGTAGTCCCATACGTATGCTGCATCGTAATCATTCATGACATGATACCTCGTCGAGATTGTGTGTGTTATGTATAGTGTAACATAGATCTCGTCGAGATGCATAATGCATTGTGACACTATGCGTAGTGTCTCGTCGAGATTGCATAATAGTATATATGATCTAGTCTAGTTTTATGTTACGTTATGTGCATATTTCCCACGCAATCTCGACGAGTTTTTTATACATAAGTGCCCCACTCTCGTCGAGATTACCCATATTATAAGGCATTTTTATAATAATGTCAACCCCTCAGAAATTTGTGCGATCCTGATACTTGACAAACTGCGATCCTCATGCTACGCTCGCTTAGGTCACAAGATCTGAGAGGGTTTATGAGTTGTTTAAAAGACCATTATGAGAATGAATATACACTATTGAGACGCAATAAGAACTCACTATTGAGAAAAGGTATAATATAGCGGATTATATTTATAATACCATTTAAAACCTATTTTTCAATCAATTCAGTATCAGTTGTTACACAATTAGTATATCTACACCAAATAACGGCACTCATACTACCTACAACGAATAATACTCTGATCATACCTGTAATTACCAATACAAGTATGACATTTCTTTTGTTATTCATTTTAAATCCCATATAGTATCAATACAATAATTAGCATGTAATCTAAACTTTAACTGTCGATTGATGCTATCCCATTTATCTTCCATAGTTCTTAAATCAATGTGTACATAATCAATTCCTTTATTCATTCTACTGGGTAGATAGGTTATCATGTTAGTTCTTCAATCTTATCTTTCCAGTATAACCTATCTTCATCAGTTAGCCAAGGATTGTTTACTTGTATATGTGCATGTTCTAACCATTGTTTCTTATTCCAATCTCTTTGTGGTTGACCTTTGTATTGTTTAACATTTACCATTTGTTTATAGGACACTCACTTATATCAAACTTTATTTTAAATTCAAGGTAACATCCACACTTCTTACATCTCTGTTGATTCTTACTATAGTATTCACATACCTTACATATATCCCATCTTTCCTTTTGTTTATCTTTTGATATGAATACATTACTATCAGTACCAGTATTGATAACAGCACTCTTAACAACTGATACTGTAAACTTGGCAAGACTCTTACCTTGTTCTTTTATATCAGGGAACTCTTCATTCATTACCACTTATATCATCATACTGTGAATAGTGTTGTATATTGCGATGTTCACGTTTTTTTATATATTTTAATTCGTGCCAATTATCTCTATTACATATAAGCAATGTATGAATATACTTATGTTCCATCTCTTTCCCACTAGAGTACATACAATTAGGTTTAGGTCTAACGCTTGTCTCTATAGTAATATACTGAGAAAGAGGATTCCACCCTTGTTTCTTTCTCTTATCATTATCAACTGGTTCTCCTTTATGATAAACCCATCCTTCATCTATATCACCATTGGGTCTTTGCCAAATGACATAATCATCGACCTTGGGTTCATACATTATGCGACTCTTATAGCACGTAAACGATTTGGTGCAATACCTGAACTAACATACATTCTTAATCGCTCATCACATTTCTCTCTGATATAAGATTGAACACTATTATCCTCTGCAAGTATATCTTCCCATCCAGTCGTCACATACTCCTGAATTTTGTATAATGGTTCATCTGACATGATTTGTTCCTCTAGGTTAAAAAAGCATCAATAATACCTGATTCATATTCATTCTTCAATTCAAGTTTTTCGGACTTTTGAATTGCTGGTAGAATTGAATGTTTATAGTTCTCATCGAACTGTTCTTCAGAATACAAAATGTTATAACATTCTGCATCATCTTCTGCTATTACATTTATAAGACCACCGTATTCCGATTGTGGAAAAGGAACCCAGTAATCAATAATATAAAGATATTGTACCATAATTAGTGCGGGTTGTAAACATACAGTACAATCAGTGTCGTGGCTAAAACACAGATTGTGATTAGAGTGAATAAATGTAGCATGATGTTAATAAGAATGTTCCAAATTTAATGAATCTTTTGTTTCTTTCACGACTGAAAATGTGATGTCATCCCAATATGAATGATATAACCTACCCCATATAACTTTGAACTCATCTTCATTCAAGTCTTTGAATAAACAACGATCTTCGAGGTATATGTGATAGGTATTCATTTCTGCCATGAGAATGTTATTTTAATTTAATTTATGTGTTCTCCCAGTGCATACCATTGAATACTGCAATGTTCAAATACTCATCATCATGTATTCTCTCCAGTGCATCCACATCTTCATTACCGTTCTCATCCTCACATGTGAATACAAACTCTTCACAGAAATACTCAACTGCAATGTTACCTAATCGTTCACATGCACGTAGAATATCACCAATCTCATCATTGGTCAAATCTAATTCATCAATGCAAAATGCAATGTCCTTTTCAAGTTGTACTGTGTTGCTCATGGGAATAATGGTGAATTTGGTGAATCGATTACTATTATATCATCATTTGTATATTCCATCAACCTCTGTATTTCTTTTTCTTCATCATCAGATACAATGTTATCCACCAGTTCATCATACAACTCTTCATCATAATTATCAACATCCTCTCTTAATTCAACATCAGATAGGGCATCAAAATAATTTGCCATCTGTTCCTGTGCATATAGGACAAGTGATTTCATGTCCATACCATCTACAACAATCTCTGTGTATCGTTCAATCAGTTCATTTCTTTGTGAATCAGTTAGTTCAGGTTTTAGAATTGTTTTAGAGTCCATTTCAGAATTGGTTGGGTTAGGGTTTGCGTTTTGGGAATAGGTCATTATGCTTTCTCCCATAGTATTTGAAAGGCATTAATCCACTTTAACTGTTCTTCGATAAATTCAGTAATACATTGATCTTCAGAAGGTAGATTATATTTTAGCATGTGATCTTCATAGAGATCAACTAACAACTCTAGTGAATCGACTTTGGTTTTCATTGAATTAAACTCCTTGTAGTGTGAAACGATTTACAAATTCAAACTTTGGATTCTCAAGTATAATATCTCTTACATGCTCTCTATCAACTGAATCTCCATCACCCCATGAGTAATGTGAATACTCAATGTCACCCTTTAGGATTCTATCCTTGTAGATAAAGAAAGCATTGTAAATGTCTCTCTTTTGTAATCCCTGAATAGGATACAAGGTGTCATCGTGCTCACCATAGAATGACCAGACATAATCTACAAAATCATTCAACTCTTTGACTGGACGGTTGGAACTAAACATGGTGTCCTTTGTTGATTACATTAGTATTATAACCGATATTCGTCCATGGAGTACTGAAGAATGTGTCACTTTGTAGAGTGTCCCAGAACTCCTTGCCAAGTACCTTTTCCATGACGTATGCTTCTTCTTCTCTTATCTCATGGTTTAACAATCCATCTATGGTCTGTCTTACATGCACTAACTCATGGCATAATGTTTCAGCATACTCTGTAGGAGTCTGGTCATTATGAATATGAATCAGAAACTCTCCATTATCATCCACCTGACAGAATCCAATACCATATTCACCTGTCAGATTAACTTGATTCACTTCTATTACAACATCATTCAATTGTGGGTATCTCTTACACATAAAGTCGAATACTTCACCTGTGAGGATTTCTTCCTTGTCACAGTGCCAATCACCTGATGTTAATAACATTAGAATACCTCCCAATCTAAAAGTTTTCCAATTTCATCATAGGTTTGTTGACCTGAAGTTGAGAGTCTATCATAATCCCAACCCATATCTTCAATTAATTTAATTAATTGTTCACCCTCAGAATCCATATGAAATTCATGTTTAATTTCAGATGCTTGAATATACATTTACTTAACCTCCATCCACTTGATAGGATTGCCCTGAGTTAGTTTCCAGATGAAAACTGAACCTACTTCTTCACTCCAGTTTTTTGCATAGTGATTTGCACTGCCAAACTCATAGAAACCGATAGAAGTTGCCTTCTCCCAGTTATATGTACTTGTTAATGCCCAGTTGAATGATTCCATGATGATTAAAATTCGTAAAGTTCGCTTTGTGGCAATCCAAGTTCTTCTTCCATTGGTTCAAATGGAAGTCTTTCTTTTGCCTTTGGTAATCCTTGTTGACCTGGTAGTTCACCTATCCCAGTTGCAGTAACGTCAACAGTCTCTTGATCAAGAGGTGCATTGACTTTATGAATTGTTAACTTCTGAACATTCTTATTCAGTTCAACAATTTCTTGTGCATGTCTGAACAATCCACAATCAACATATTGTTTTCCATTCTGATCAAGAATTTTATAATAAGGATACATCATTGCTAAAATGCCAATTTGGTTATGAGTAAGTCAATTATATTTACACCCCAGTGCATGAACCAAAAGAAAGAGAATATAAACAATAGCTTTTCTTTTGTTGTCATGTTCTGTGACATTCTGCGACCTCCCAGTCATACTTTTTTGAATCCTTCTTACAGTACATACAGTATAAAGCACTCCATGAGAAGTGATAGACACGTGATGCACCTGTGCAGTGAGGACAAATGATGTATTTGCCCTCTCTACCTGCTCTTGTGTATCGGTTTACATTCATTGGATTATCTCATGTAAAGATAACCACCTGCCCAACCGCAGTTAGCAGGATTGAGTACATACTCTCTCTGAGTAATGATTCTCATGTCATATCTGACATACTTTGCAGGTGATTTCCATGATGCTGCCTTGTAGATTTCTCCAGTCTTCTTATCAACAAAGGCATGAACTCCACCATCACGATACTCATTGCGGTCTCTGAATGTATCAAAGTCCTGTTGGATGATTTTATAATACTTCTTACCCTTCTGAATACGAAACTTCATTAGGTTAGCAGTTCCGTTCTCTGTTGCTTCAATCTCTTTACGTGTATATTCTGAACCACTATCAGCGTTCATACGCTTCATTGAGCGTAAGTGATACTGCTTATAGTTCTCAGCAAGTGAATCACATAGTTGCTCTGTCCACTCAAGCACTCTTTCTTCAAGTGTAGTCTGAACTGGTGTTGCAGTCATTGAAATGCTCCTGTGTTGTTTACTCTTATATTATAGCAATAAAAAACCCCCTGTGTAGGGGGTGTGTACCAGTTTAATAACTGTCCTATAGGTCTGTTCCTCCTGTCTCTGTTACCTCTACAATGTCCTCAAGAACTGCTAGGATCTCATTTCCATTGTTGGTAGTGTCAAGTAGGAACTGTGCGAAATTTGGTGACATGATAATAATAGTGTCGTTTACAAGGTGGGACTTACAGGACGTAATTTCTCTGCTGAACAGAGACAACCATAGATCCTTGCCCTAAAAAATAATGATGTGGGACTTACAACTTCAAAACTGTCTTTTCAGATGTCCTAGAACATCAGCAGTACAAGAGGTCTCCAAACACAAAGAGTAGTTATCCACAGTATGCAATCTAAGATGCTCCTGAATTGTTACTCACCCCTGCCTTGCGTTTGCCCACTGTGTAGTTTCCTATCGCCCCTAATCCTGAAACTACAAGGAGATTAGAGCAGATGAGAGAGTGGGGCATCAACATAGGTTTCACCTATATGCCCAAATTTACCTACTGGGAATCGCTTACACCTGAACCCCTACTAAATCCAATGACCGAACGTACTTACAAGGAAATTTTGGGCAGTAGAACCACGTATCTCTCAACATTTATATAATACCAGTTTTGAGGGGGTCTGGCAACCCCATGTGTGACAGTTCTTAGGCTGTCACCTCACCAGTTGGAATTTCTCTTGGAACTGCATTAGTCTGTATGACGTTCCAGTCGTCATCTCTCTCACGACTAACTTCATAGCACTCCCATGTATGGTCTAATGTGAAGATGTAAGCATACTCTTCACCATCAGCAAAATAATCATCCACATTAGTGTCTAAACGTGGTTCTGTGTTCTCTCCACGTGCATTATAGTATAATACATGAGGTTCACACTCATTTCTATCCCAATCGGTATCAGATGCAAGGCAAGAAATGTTCCCACCATCAAGCAACTCAGCAATCTTCTCTCTGGTGTTATAGTTTGTTTGTAGCATAACACCTAACCATTGTGGGTATCCATCCCAGTGATGATACACAGATAAAATAGCACCATCCGCAAGTTGTAATCCGATTCTTGAACGTGTTGCCATTTAAAAAAGGGGGTAATTGGTGAGAGAAAACAAAACTGAGGGGACAGTGCATTACCTTAACATCATGTCTCTGCTTCTTATCACAATACGCAACAGCATACGCTTCGGGCGGTTTACTTGTGATGTGTCAGAGTAGTTAAGAACCTCGTTTGTTTTCCCATGTGCTTATTATAGTGCATCTAGCAATGGATTAAACCTGTCTTGTGACACTTCTTCAACTGGCACAGTATTTTGGATTCTTTGATGAGACTGATTATAATAGTTCTTATCAATCTCACATCCAATAAATTCTCTATTGTGCATTTGACATGTCACACCTGTACTTCCTGATCCTCCAAATATATCAAGTACACTCTGTCCTTTATTGCTTGAGGTCTTAATGATTCTCTCAATTAATGGAATAGGTTTCTGTGTACTATGAAACTTCTTAACCTTACGATCATAGAAATTAATATCATTCCATACGTCAGTTAGTCCAGTTTGTATATTAAATGTATATGCTATATCATCATACTCTGGTAAATCCATCACCTCTTGAAGTTTAATCCAATCTACTCTAGTAGGATATACTCTATGTTCTCTTGGTTTCTTCTCTGATGCTACACAGGCAAATACACCACCACCAGTTATTGCTTTACCTAGATGTGCATTAACATCCTTACCCTTCCATCCTAATCTCTTACGCCCTGCCTGTAACAAATCTCTAATATGATCTCTTGCCTCATAATGAAAGAAAAATATAGATTCTGTGGCAGTAGGATACATTTTAAGTTTATTACTTGTTCTACCTGCTACTGCTTGCATACCTTTATTAACAACAATCTGTTGTCTGAATGTAAATCCTGCCTTTTCAATTACTGGTAATAATGTAGATAGTTGTTGAGGGAAACCAAATAACCAAAAGCTACAATTCCACTTAGCAACTCTACCTAATTCAGTAATCCATTGTTCACACCATTTGTAATACTCATCTATAGTAAACCATTGATTATCCCACTCATCATTAACAACACGATAATACGGTGGGTCTGTACAAATCAGATCCACCGTATTGTCA